AATGCTCCAAAAACAAGTGGAGCGTTTCGGCAGCCATATTTTTAAAGATGGCGCCATGGTTATTCCTGGACATACAACTTATGATTTATTTCAGTATTATATAAAAATTCCTTTAACTTATAGTGGCCGAATTTTTGCTTCGGGTGATTTTTTAAATCAAACTCTTAGATGTATAACTGCTGGCAATACATTAAATGTGGAAGCAACTGTTATTGATTTTGTGCCAGATGATGTTACAACTCCAACTTTTTATTATTTGTATTTAAAATATAAAAATAGTGGTGATAGTGGGCTTGCAACAGCATTTGCTTCAACGGACCTTTTAACCGTCGTTGAATCTAGCATTGAAGTGCCTGTTTTAACCGCTGCTCCAAATCCGGTTGGTATTGGTTCTGTTGTTTCTATTGCAGAAGGAATTTATTTTACTCACGGCACTTTTGTTAAAAATGATGCACAGAAAATCTTCCTTGATCCCGAAAACAATTTGCCATCATATAGAGTTGGATTGAAAGTTATTCAAGAAATTTATACAGAAAAGGATGATATATCTCTGACGAGCAATGCAACAGGGCAGCCCAATTATACTGCTCCTGGTGCCCATCGTTTAAAAATAGATTTAATATTATCAAAAATTCCATTAGGCGATGAAGACCCAAGATCGCCTGTTGTAAGTGATCCAGATCCAGATTTCATTGAATTGTTAGTTATACAAAATGGTATTATTTACAAAGAAATTGTTAATTCCGAATACTCAATTATTGAGGAAACATTAGCTCGAAGAACATTTGATGAAAGTGGAGATTACACAGTTAGACCATTTGTTATTGACGTAAAAGAATATTTAGATGATGCTGGAAATAACACCGGCGTATTTCAAAAATCCATGAACGTGACCGTGGTTGGAGGTTCTTTTGATGGTATTGTCGACCAAGTTATTACACAGGGTGCTGCAAGTGCTACAGTAACATATTATAATCCTGTAACAGGCAAATTAAAGTTTATTAATACTGTTGGTGTTTTTGATTCTTCTAATGGCAATATTATTTTTGGCGCTAATACAGCTTCTATTAATGTTGATGTGGACGGCTATGCCCAAATTTTTGGACAAATAGATGGCAGTGTATCAAATAAAACTCAAGGTGCTGCTACGAGTCAAGATTTTTCTAAATTAATTGCTATTGGTATTGAACCTGGAAAAGCCTATGTAAAAGGTCATGAAGTCGAGCAAATTGCCAAAACACAAGTTGCGGTACGGAAAGCAAGAGATAATATTTTCGTAGACAATAAGGTAATTGATCCGGTGATGGGCAATTATGTTATTGTATCAGATATTATCGGATTACCTAATATCCAAGTTTTCCCTCAAGTTGAATTGTATGATAAGAATTATACTAAAGATACAATACCAGCTATTGGAGAAGAGGCGCATCATATTGGTTCAGCGAAAGTTAGAAACATTGAACATATAACTGGTGAACCAGGTGCCGCCGATTCTATATATAGGTTATATTTGTGCAACGTTACGTTGAAATCTGGATTTAAATTTGAACACGTAAAATATATTTGTCAGGAAAATGCCATTGGCACAGCTAACTTTACAGTAACACCTTATCAAAACTTATTTAAATTAATTAATAAAGCAAATGTTGAAGCTGATGGTCCTGATTGGACTTTACACGGATTCAATTCTAGATTTTTAAAAGAATTAGTAGTCAATGATATAATTGTTTTTTATCCTTCTAATGCTTTAACTAGAGCAGAATTTGTTGTAACTGCAATAATTGATGATTTAACTGCAAGTATGGAGACAGTGACTATACCAGGAGGTTTTACTGGCATCACTGAACAAAGTGATTATTTTGCCAAGTTTACTCCTTTGGAATTACCCCAACACAATGGTTTAGTTTTTAAATTTCCAAATACAGCAATCTATTCGATGAATGATTTCTTGGCATACACAAATAGAGTTTTTAGTAATATATTACCAGTTGGTGATATTATTACTATTACAACATCCAACCAAGGAGAGTTCGTTTCTAATTTTACTAATTTTCTTGTTATGAGAGATGACGGGGTAATTGTCGAGCCTATTAATATTATTATTGATCCATTACTAATTGATGATGCTACAACTGTTGAAATACAAGTCCCAGCTCCAGTGAGTTCTACTTATACTGTCATTGCCACTTTAAAATTGGGTTCGGGTTTAAATACATTAACTTATAGAAGTAAAACTTTACAAATAACAACTAACACAATTTCTACTAAAGATTTAGCAGAACAGAATATTATTCCATTGGAACAGGTAGATATATATGAAATAGTTAGTGTGAATATGTCCGCAGATTTTTCTACTGTTCCATCAACAACTGATCCAGATATTAAAAATCGTTATACGTTGGATACTGGCCAACGAGATAATATGTATGAATATGGTTCATTGATTAAAAAATCTGGAACTGCTATACCAATTGGTCGGCTATTGGTAACATATAAATATTTTGGTCATGAAGCTCCAAGTTCTTCTAAAATATTTTATGTTGCAGATTCATATCCTGGTGCAATATATGATAGTATTCCAACATATATCAGTTCTAGTAATGGGCAAAGTTATTCATTACAAGATTGTTTAGATTTTCGACCTGATGTTAATCATTTACATGATATTTATGTTCCAGATCCAGGTTCACATGTTCGAGTAGATTATCATTATTATTTAAATAGGATTGATAGTTTATATATAAACGGAAAAGGTCAGTTTTTTATTTCTGAAGGGACTCCTGCTCTTGAACCAACGTATCCTGAAACTCCTTCAGATCGTATGATATTATATAATTTGCATGTCAAAGCATATACTTTTACACCAAAAGATGTTGTACCAGATTTTATCGAAAATAAAAGATATACAATGCGCGATATTGGTAAACTTGAAAAGAGAATTGATAATTTAGAATACTATACAAACTTAAATGAATTAGAAAAACAAACAAAATCTTTAGAAATTTTAGATGAAAATGGGTTAGATAGATTTAAACATGGGTTTATTGTAGATTCTTTTGCTGATGCGTATAGTATACAAGACAGAGGCGGCAGCGGGCGATCTCGTTGTTCAGTTGATATTTTAAATCAAGAATTGCGACCTGAGTTTCGTTCTGACAATGTTAATTTAATTCCAGCTAGTGTTAGCAGTGGAGTTACTGAAACATCTGGAGGATTATTAACTTTAGATTATTCTGAAGTTGTAATGATTGAACAACCATATGCGACGACACATAAAATAAATGTGAACCCATATAATGTGTTTACATATATTGGTTTTGTTGAATTGGACCCACCGCTTGATGAATGGGTTGAAACAAAAATAATGCCTGATAAAATTGTTCCTGGTTTGGGCAATTATAACTCAATGGTTCAATATAATAATGCTTTTGGTGGAGTTCATTGGAATGATTGGACAACAACATGGGTTGGTACAAAAACTACAATTGGAAATAAAGTTAAATGGAATGGTGTCAATACAGCATATTCATTAGGCATTACTACTCCAATGTATCATTATTCTGCCGGGGGAATGCCAATAACTCCAGAGAATATTGCTGCAGGTTTAATTCCAGGTATTCCGAAAAACTCTGATCCTAATTTGTGGGCACCACAGGTTCCTAGTGCAAATCACCCCTATCCTTTGACCAACACGACAAATGAAAGGTGGACAGAATCCACAAAAACAACTTATAAAACAACAAAGACTGGAACTAAAACGACAATTGTCCCAGTCGATATTCTAAAAGATTTAGGAACATCGGTTGTTGATGTCAGTGTTGTGCCATTTATCCGAGCAAGAGATGTTCAGGTTACAGCAAAGAGAATGAAACCCAATACACAATTGTATGCATTTTTTGATAATGTTCCTGTTAGTAAATACATGACTAGCACTACATTAAAAACAAATAATATTGGTGAAATATCGGGCATTTTTCAGATTCCGAAGGGAATGTTTAAAACCGGCCAAAGAGAATTTAGATTAACAGATCAAAGTGATAATAATTCAGCTACAACAACCCGCGCAAATACAACTTATATTGCTTCTGGAACATTAGAGAAAAAGCAAAAAACAATTTTATCTGTTAGAAATGGGATGACTGTAACTGAACATATTAGTGATGTTGATTATGTATCTTCGAAAACTGTTGAAACAAAAGAAAAACAGATTTTAGGCCCATGGTATGATCCAATTTCACAAACATTTTTAATTGATTCCGATGGCGGCGCCTTTATAACTTCAGTTGATGTATTTTTTGCTGCTAAAGATTCAAGTATACCTATTGAACTTCAAATACGAGAAGTTGTGAATGGTTATCCTGGAAGCACAATTGTTCCATTTGGAAGAATTGTTAAAAACCCATCTGGTGTTTCTGTTGATCCAACAAATGCTGCAGTTGCTACAACATTTACATTTCCATCACCAGTTTATTTACTTGATAAAACTGAATATGCAATTTGCTTAGTTTCAGATTCTAATGGTTATGAGGTATGGGTTGCAACTAAAACTCCACCTGTAGGCAAAGATGCCATCAAATTAAATGAAATAGTAACTCCAGTCAGTAAAGCTGGTCAAGATTTAACAATTGAACCATATTCTGGTTCATTTTTCCAATCTCAGAATTCTTCAACATGGACTGCGATTCAAGAAACTGATTTGAAATTCACCATTCGTAAAGCACAATTTTATAATCCATCAACTGAACAAATTGCCCATGGAACATTCCAATTAAAGAATGATCCAGATGATTTACAATATACAGTCAATCTTTCAAGTGATCCATTATATATTCGAGGTGACATTGATTCTGGTATAATGCGAGTTTATCATCCAAATCATGGGATGACTTTTGGTAGTAGAGTAAAATTAAGTGGCATTGAACAATTATTGGATGGAACGACACCAGTAACAACTATTACTTCTGCAATTAGTAATGTTGATATAGATTCTTATACTATCAATGCTAGTAACTTAAGCGGATTCCATCTTGCTGGAATTTCAACGTATAGTGGTGCTGTTGGAGGAAACAATATTAAAGCTATTCAAGATAAACGTTTTGATACTATGAATGTTATTATTGGTGATTTAATTTATCCTAAAACTTCTATTACTTATACTGCACAAATTAGTTCATATGCAACATATTTGTTACAATCTGCAGTAGACATTGATTCTAATACTAATTATAATCGCTCTACACCTTCTGTTGTTGCTTCAAGTTTAAATGAATCTGGATCAAATGGTAAATTATTTATCAATTGTACTCTTATAACTGAAAATCCAAATGTTTCTCCTGTTATTGACGTTAAAAGATTTAGTGCTATTTTAGTTAGTAATAGATTAAATAACCCAACAGATGCATTAAATATACCATCATTTGATGATGTTCTTATTATTGATAATACATCGAACACTAATGCTATAGAATTTATTGCAACAACAAATAAAATAGAAATTTTATGTGATGATGAAGACGCATCAACGGTTCTTTATAATAAATTAAATATTGGTAAATATATTAAAACAACTTCTGCCAATCATAATAATCAAGGTCCATTTGTCATAACTAAAAAGACAAAATCATATGACGCGGTCGCCGATGAATGGTATGTTGTTTTAACCATCGGCAGCGATTTAGTTAATGAGGGACCCGATGGACCACCAACATCACTTAATTTAATCCAAAGTGATTTCTTTGTCGATGAAGTTGGTCCAGAAAATAGCAGCACAGTTTCAAAATATGTAACAAAACGAATGACTATATCAAATGAAGCAACGGCTTTAAAAATTCAATTTGCGGCATTTAGAGATGATAGTACAACATTAGAATTATATTATATACCTTTGAAAACACATGAAACAAGAAATTTTGATGATATTGAATATACAAAAGCAGAATTCACTTCGTATCCACCAGCTTCAACTAGATTAGATGAATTTAAAGATTATGAAACAATAATTAGTAACATTGATCCATTTATTGCAGTTGCATATAAAATTGTAATGAAAGGAACCAACACATCTTTACCACCACGAATTAAAGATTTTAGAGGAATTGCATTAGATGTCTAACCAATTAGAAATTGTTCCAGTTGAGAATGAACCATCATTAGCTAGAGAAGCACGTTCTAATGCCATTATAAATGTTAATAGAGATGAATATGCAAATTATTTAAAGAAACGAGAAGAAGTTTTAACCAAAAAGAAAAAAGAACAATTATTTGAACAACGAATAAATAATTTAGAGACAAAAATAGAACAGATTTTACAACTACTTGTTGAGAAAAAATAATGTTATCTGCCAATAAAAATATTCTTAATTTCCAAGATGGCACCGCTGGCACCACAAAAATAACAACTCAATTAGCGCATGGTCTATCAAACGGCATGTATGTTGATATTTTTGCATCATCTCGTGTATTTAATTATAATGATGTCTTTGAACCTCTTGCTGGTCCAGGATTTATTACTCTAACAACATCTCTAAATCACACATTTGTTATTGGAGATAGTGTTGAAATTATTTCTGACAATCCATCTGTCACGGGATATTCCGGCGGCTATGAAATAATAGATATTCCTGGAGTAAATGAAATCACTGTTTTGGGAACTTTTATAATTAGTGATGTAGGAACAATAATTGCACCTGGTTATTATACAGGAACATATTTAATTTCTGATGTTACATCAACCACATTTAAAATATCTGTGCCATTTGTGTCAACATCTGAAACTGGATATTGGCAATTAAGAGAAGATAGGCCTACTGTTATTGTTCCAGAAATGTCTGTTGATGTTTTATTGCAAAGAGCGAATCAAAATATATTTGATATAGGAAATAAAAATTCTCTTACGACTAATGATAAACGAGATTTAGTTCGTGCCCTTAATGAAGTTCATGTTTGGGATAGAGATCCCGGCACATTAACAATTTCACCACACAGTAGACTACTTGGTGATAGTGTTAGTTTGTATGATGGTTCAATGCAGGCTAAGAATTTTCATTGTGATGAATATGAAGAATTTGATGAGATTGCTGAACCACTTCCTTCTACTCACAAGTTATATTGTAAAACTGGTGGAGAACTTTTTTGGGGCAGTGAACAACTTAGTGGCGTTAGTGTTGCAACATTAACTGGAGTAATTGTAATGTTTGGAGGTGTTGCGGCTCCATCTGGATGGTTCTTATGTGATGGTTCAGTTATATCTCAAATTACTTATTCAGATTTATATACTGTTATAGGTTCCATATATAATACTGGTGGTGAAGGCGCCGGCAATTTTAGGTTGCCTGATTTAAGACAAAGATTTCCACTAGGCAAAGCCGCTGCAGGAACAGGTTCAACTCTAGGTGCAGTCGGTGGAGCAATTGATCATACTCATGATTTATCCGCACACACCCACACTTTATCTGCACACACACACACTTTATCAGCACACACACATGCAATGGGAGCCCACACGCATAGTGTTGCAGCACATTTTCATACTATGGACACGGGAACAGGAGCAGATTTGACAATTTCCGGCGGCGGTTCCCATTCTCACACAATAGATCATGATCATGGATCATTTACGACTACTGGTGAATCTGGTCATAATCACGCTATTGATCATGATCACGCATCATTTTCATCTACAACCGAACCCGCACATACTCATGCCATTGACCATGATCACGCCTCATTTTCATCGGCAAGTGAAACTGGTCATAACCATAGTATTGAACACAACCATGCAACATATACAAGTGAAGGCGGATCAGATCATTATCACTTTATGGTGAGTGTTAATGATATTTTACCTGGTGGTGGTGGAAGTGTATCTTCATCATTATCGGGGCTTGCAAGAAGTTTAGGTGCAACACCAAATCCAACAGATTATGGATATTATTTGCAACCTGGCAATCAACCTGGTATTGGTGGTTCTCCTAGTCTTCCGACGTTGCAAAGAACATCTGTCGAATCATCGCACACCCACGTCGTTAATCTTCCTAATTTAATTGGAACATCGGGTGCTAGTAGCGGACACACCCACTCCATTGACGTGCCTCCTTTTTCTGGTTCATCTGCGCCTAATTCAAGTCATTCACATACTATTGATGTTCCCGCTTTAACTGGAACATCTGGTGCTAGTAGCGGACATACTCATGCCTTTGATGTTCCTTCATTCACAGGAACTTCCAGCACTAACGCAACACATTCACATTCCGCTGACAACTTCCGCGGCAGAATTGGTCTTGTTACAGGCGGCGTCGATGGAAACTCAGCAATGGTATCGGGAGCACCAAGTACAAATACTTCTGGTTCACCAAGCACAAATACTTCTGGAACTCCAAGTTCTGATGAAACTGGGGCGCCAAGTTCAAATACAAGTAGCACAAATAATCCACCGTATTTAGTTGTAAATTATATAATTAAAACATAAAATGTTAATCAGCAGCGGTTTAATAAATTTGGAAACTTTTAGGGGAGATGATGTGATATTGAATTTCACCATCAAAGAGGCAGTCAGCAATCTTCCTATTGATATTACAGATTGGATTTTCTTCCTGACGATTAAAGCGAAGATAGTTAGAACAGATACAGAAGAATTAGATGATGATGCTGTTTTGAAAAAAGATGTAGATATTCATGTTGATCCAGATCAGGGTCTTACACAAATTGTTTTAACAAATGAAGATACAGATCCATTATTTGGTGAGTATCAATATGATGTTCAATATAAAGATGCTGATGATATGGTTAATACTGTTATGAGGGGAATATTTACTTTTAATGCCGATATAACTCGAAGAAATACTGTTTAATAAAATGATTAAGAATTACGAAATTTTAATTGGCATCGACGGCGCTCTTGTAAATCCAAATACAATTGGGCCAACAGGACCAACTGGCGGCACAGGTGTTTTAGGCCCAACGGGACATTCAGGTTCTACAGGAAATTTAGGTCCAACAGGTCCAACAGGTGCAAGAGGCATCGCTGGAAATTTAGGTCCAACTGGTCCTACTGGTCATAAAGGTGATGTTGGTGATTTAGGTCCAACCGGTCCAACAGGTTTAACTGGAAACGCTGGTTCATTAGGTCCAACAGGTCCAACCGGACATATAGGTGTAACTGGAAATTTAGGCGCAACAGGTCCAACAGGCTCCACTGGAAATTTAGGACCAACAGGTCCAACAGGTTCAACTGGAGTTTTAGGTCCAACCGGTCCAACAGGTTTAACGGGTTCAACTGGAAATTTAGGTCCTACTGGACCAACTGGAGCGAAAGGATTAACTGGAAATTTAGGTCCTACTGGGCCAACAGGTTCCGTAGGTGTTTTAGGACCAACAGGTCCAACTGGAGCTAAAGGTGCAACAGGCTCCACTGGTGTTTTAGGCCCAACAGGTTCCACAGGTGCTTTAGGCCCAACTGGAGCAACAGGTT